TAAAAAGCCCCTCAATGAGGGGCGTGTTTTATTTGTGATTACTCAGCGGAAATTATTCAAAAGTGCCATCTATCCACGTCATTACTGGATTTTATGTGTTTTAGGTTGAGCAACGGTTAAGCAACCGTTTTGATTTTAAAAAAATTTTAAAGCTCTCGCATTTATATTTCTCGGATAGAATAGTGGATTCCAAAGAATTTAATAAGCTTCAAAACGTTGGCTCGATTATACTTTGACGGAGCAGAAATTATTAATGTTTTATCACTATTAACATATACTACCTTTATATCATCTGTCCAAATAAAATCAGGAAAATGCTCGACCAATCTAAGGTCCTCCCATGTTTCCCTGCCAACAAGAAGTATGCCTTGCCCTAGCCTCTGCTGCATGGAGCATATTATATCCCATGCATCGGCGTAGTTATCTACGATTATTGCGTCCCTCATAAAATGTGGGTCTTTATAAAATACTTTCAGCATTACTCCCACCTCCTATTATTACCCTAATTACACCATAATTTTATTTTATCTGCAATTATTACTTATAAACAAAAAAAGACCTTACTATGGATACAACCTAGTAAGGTCTTTTATAAAATAACTAAACTTGTTCAATTTTGTAAGATAGCATCAAATCGTCGATAAGACCTCTTACTCCTTCCTCGTTATATTCTTTCGGATCGAGAATAACTTCAGCTATCCAGTCAGCCGTCCAAACGTAATCAACACCTTCCGGCCATACGAAATCAGGAAATTCTTCTCCCATATCGCCTTCATCCCATGCGTCCTTATCCCACTTGCCTATGCAAGGAGATTGACGCATTTCATGCTCGTATATCATATCCCATACTTCTTTATACGATTCTGCTGTCCCCATGAACCAAGGTTTTTGAGTTGCTGTACTGTAGACTTTTAACATTTTAGGTTCCTCCCCATATAATCGTTCCATACCTTGACGAGATACTAACCAAGTACCTTTTGATTTTCTACACTCATCTGATGTGAATCTAGGTGGCGTATTCCGTTGACCAGAGCACGCCTGCTTTACTGTAACCGGGCTAATTCCCCAACGTTCCGCTGCTTCCGCGGAGGTCATAACGTCCTCGAACTCCATAAGTACCTCCTATTTTCCCCAACCTAATGCGATTTCAGTATCATTTTGCATTTCGGCTACCGCTTTTAAGCTATCAAATGTATCGGCTTGTTCGAAACACATATCTTCGAATTCGCTTTTGAAAGTGTATTCCTTCCAGTATTTGCGGTTCAATTTAACTGCATAAGCATAAAGGCCTTTATTATAATTGCGAACTTCGGCAACATTCCAATCCTTTAGATATACAACTTTATTGTTATCAATCACTAATACAGGGTTACCTTTAACGAATTTCACATTGTTAGTTACAATGATAATTTCATCATCACTAATTACATGGTTAAATTTGAAGTACTTATTAGAAGTATGCTTCACTTCTCCGAAGAATTTAGTTAATTGTGTTTCTTTTACGTCTTTTAAAAATTCGCTGTACTTGCTCATGATTGTTGCTCCTTTTAATATTTCCCTTATCTTTGATTTCATTATACATCTAATTCGATGTAAATGCAAGTACTTTTTTATAAATTTTCAAAAAAAAATAAGGCCTATCACAAATTCACATTTAACTGTGTTGTGATAGGCCTTATATGTGTAATTACAACCAATCCATGAGTCCACCTGCTCATGCTCAGGAGATGTGTGGATCACCTCGCTATCCGCGTATCGCAATTCCGATTGTCGCACCCGCTCCCAGTATTTGGGATAGGTTGCGTTGCATTCGTAGTCGCTTGATTGTTTTCTTGTCGTTCTCGATTTGCCCTTTCAATTCGGTCAAAGAGTTCTGCATTTCGTTCAAGGTAACTTCTTGCTTCACTAAGTCCGCTTTGGCTTTGTTCAATTCGTTCTCCAATTTGTTGATTGTATTCCTGGCTTCGTTCAATTCTTGTCGCTGCTTCACGGCTATAGTCTGTGCTTCTGTCAATGGAATGTTGGACGCGTTGATTAAGTTCAACGCTTTCTCGTTGTTGCTCTTGAGCTCGTTCCACTGCGTTAATGGCACGTTGATAGTCGGTTCCGCTTGGTTGGTAGAATATGTATCCGATGCAAAGGCAGATGACGAGCCCAATACAACCGATAATAATATAGCGGTAAGTAGGGTGATTAAGTAAAATTTTGATTTTGTCATACATCATACCCCTCCTGCATAATCTGTGATACCACGTGCAATGGCTCTCACAATAGTATCAAGGTCATTGTTAAGTAGTGCTAGGTCTTCATCATTATCGATGAAGGCCATTTCCACTAATACGGCTGTTGCATCCGTGCCATTTAACACCCATAAATCTTGCCGTTCTTTTACACCCCGATCAACCGTATTAATGCTGCGAATGATTTGAGATTGAATAGCATTTGCTAATTGTTGGCCGTTGAAAGACTTGTACAATGTTTCAGTGCCACGTGCCTGCGTATTAAAAGCGTTACAATGGAGCGATACGAATATATCCGCTCCCCATTCGTTAGACGTTTCACACACAAGACCTAAATCATCATTTTGTAAAGTTCTAACTTCACATCCTGCAGTTTGTAAATAACAAGCCAATAACTTACCTGCATCACGAGCAACGTCGCATTCACGACGTCCTGTGTTAGGATTTACTGCTCCAGAGTCCAGGTCAATATCATGACCTGGATTTATAAATATTTTCGTCATTACTACTACCTCCTTCTAATTTATCAGGGACGCCATTATTGTTTCTATCCAACCAAAGGCCTAGGAAGCCTACTACGGCTGTCAATACACTAGGAATGAATATATGGTCAATAATATTGAGCCCAACATCAATCAGCTTATTAGTTTCACTTGATACATAGCCCCTAGCAAATGCCATAACATACTCTGTTATGACTAGCCAAATAGGAATTAGCATAACAAGTACTAGAATCCGTGTCGCTAGTACTCCAGTAGGATGGATATTAGCAACACGAATAGCACTATATGCGGATTTTAGACGGTTCATGATTTGATACTTCATCACTAATCGCCTCCTATATCATCAGTATTGAGCGTGATACTTCTTCCTATTGGCATATTATTCAGAACTTGGATATGCATCAGTTCAGTACTCAGACTCTGAACTGTGGTTTCTAGGTTATTGAGCCGGTGAAACTTCGCAGCATCTCGTTCTTCCAGCTTGACCAATTGCTTTAGTATTTCCTGATTGCTTTTTGTTAAATCAGCGATACTATTGATAGCATCGGATAACTTATCGTCATAGTCCTTACGCTGTTTATCCATGCGTCGAGCCAAATGGTCATCTAATTCTTGCTTAACCGCAACTAGCGAGGTATGTTCTAAGAACCACACCATCGCACGAAACGAACCCCTAAGGGCGGCCCAGATAACCCCTAACAGGGTTACCCAGAATCCAATGTCCGCGAAGTAGGCAGGGATGCCGAAGTCCATTAGCAATAATCTAATTTCGTCCATTTAGGCCTCCGTTTTCTCCCATTTTTCACTGTAAAGGTTCCATTTCTTGGTGTGATCTGGATTGTAGACCTCTAATGAAATTTTTTGCATCATGACTTCTCTCGGTGGGTGAGATTCCTCACTAACAGTCATTTTATTAACACTAATGAGATCATAAGATTTTAAATCAAGGTTATCACCCGCCCATACAAATGCAGGAATATTGATTACCGCAAGAGAACTGTTAGCGAAAGCATCCCTATCAATATCAGTGGCCTTTGGCAAATTAATAATATTGTGGTCGGTTCCGACGAATGCTAATGCACCAACTTTAACAACGTTTGGACAGGTAAGTTCGCCCTCCAAATCGCTACGGCCATAGAATTGCTTAGGTAAAATTTCTGTAGCCGTTTCCGGATTGAATTCAACAAGACCTTTGATTTTAACAGTGCCAATGACATGATCGATTAAGTTAAGATACTCAAGATATATATCATCTGTACCGTAGGGATGAATTCTAATAGTTGCACTCCCGGATTGAATTTCAACAGCTTCTGTTTCACCACTCACTCGAACTTTAAAGCCATCTTGCCCAGATACTCGAATTTCAGTATCCCCTTTTCTTGGTTCGTTAAATATAAGTGGTGCATAAGGCTGTTCATTCAACGCATGGACAATAGCAGTTAATATCGCTTCAAGAGTACCACTATTAATAAGAACATTCTTACCTTGAAGTGCTGAAACAACGCCTGATAAGTTTGGTAGCTTTACTTTTAAGGATTCCAACCACTCCTCCTCGGTTCCTACGAATCCATGTGCTAAAGCGATTTCATAAGCACTTTTTCCGTTATCGCCTACCATGGTTGCTTTTACTTCCGCCTCTACTTTAATCGGACCTTCAAGTCTTACTGGTAACGCTTTGTTTTGCATAATACATTCCTCCTCTAATCATGCATGGCCACATCCTGAATTATGTTGACTACACCCATGCCCAGTTTGTAATATCGGCTAGGCTCCGATTCCTTATATGCAAAAGCATCATACACATGCTCACCAAAGGACTTAATTTCTAAGGTATCCTTTCCGGAAATATTGAATGTCGCAATCCTCCCAGATGCTACCCCTTGTACTTTAACGACAAGCGGACCGCTTGCTCGCTTTCGTATAGCGAATACTGACTTAAACCCGGTCAAATCCACATTGTCATCTTGAACCGCGTAAACTATCCCGAAATCCTCGCCAATGTTGAGGTCTATATCCTTTACATTCATTACTTATCATCTCCCTTAATTGAATGGAATCGTACCTTGTTTATCGTACCCGGTCACATCGACTACCAAATACTGAGATGTGGTTTTACCCGAGCAACCTACAGGATACGTAGTGACTGTATTCCAATTAATGAACTGATACGATTTCAGCGATACAGTACTCTCATCGTGAAATCTGAACGTTTGCCACACTCGCCCCGTGTGTGACTTTTTATCTCCATTATTAATATTAGGCCCCCAAACGGATGCATCGATTACGGACATAGGAATAATTGCGACCTTGACGCCATATGTCTTTGGGTCACGAGCCATGTCTGTAAAGGTGTCCGGAACGTAGTTTGATAACTGACTATACCAATCGTGCGCGTAATGATCGATTATGCGTAGGTATCTGATGCGGCTATCATATATCACATCATTCTGCAGATTGTAATCTGTTGCCCAAGACGCTTTATAATATTTGTGACGACCAAGAACTTGCAATGCCGTATTAGGCTTACTACTTCCTACCTTATCAACAAATCGAATACGAGGCGTGTCTGCATTAGCCGTAACATCCTCGAAATAGCCGAAGCAATAGAACTTGATGCCAGCTTTTACTTCATCCACCATTGCTTGCGTTACCTTTTCGCCTGGTTTAATTACATCCACTATCAGTACCATTAATTGCTCACGACGTTTATGGACCCACTGAGCTGCGAATTCATATCCTTGTGGAACTGATACTGCGATAACAGGTGCGTCGCCATGATATATGCGATTAGTGATATAAAAGACCTGAATTACATTAGCCTCCCCCGCAATATATCCGTATTGGTATTTACTTGTAGGCACCAGCATAGGTGCGTAAGCTACAGGTTTGAGCGGGATTTGAACCGTTGGCGTTATCCCCCTCATCGCCCCGGTGTAGAGAACTGCATCTTTTTGTTTAGGGAAACTGAGATATACTAGATTGTCATAGGTATCGTTTATAATCGTGACACCTTCTTTATTCTGGATGTTAATAAATTCCATACGCCAACCACCCTTCATACGTAAGATCCTTAAATTGACGATTGATATTATATTCATCCTGGGACACTGCAAAATAATATGTTATGATATTGCCCCTAACCTCTGCCACTAAGTACTGTCCCATGGCTGCAGCCCAGACATGTTGCCCAGGCAGCAATCCATTCACGGTAATTTGTTGACGTCGATTAGGGATGTCAGATACATACATCCGCCCCTCGATACGTGTGAGCCTTTCCTTGAGATTTAGTATGATATTGCCGTTAGCATCATAAGCTAATACATGCGGTTCCATAATACCTCCTACCAGCATCCAAGTTTAATCCGAGGGTTATTATCATCATCAAAACCTGTAATAAGATTATCTTGAATCTCAACACGAGCACCGGTCTCTCTTGAACGAAGTAACCCGATTGTACTGGACACCGCCGCTAAATTTTCAACATGTAATTTGTCGGCAGTAACTGCGTTGGCCTGAATCATCTTATTAACAATGACGTTATCATCGAACTTAGTCGCTCCAGTGATATGAATCAATTTTCCTGCAATGTATATACCAGACTGACTGAGGTTAATGCGAGACACCAACTCACCACCATCAATCTCGCCAATACTTTTTTTAACTTGCAAATCGATGCTACCAGCTAACTCAGTAATGCGAGATTCCGTATGTGACGCCAAATTCGTAATTCTTCTAGTGGTCTCTTCAGAATTCGTATTGAATTTCTTATCAAGCTCCTTAATTCGCTCATCAACTTTATTCAGCCCGAGAGACTCAAGGTCTAGCAAGCTCGCATCAATTTGTGTCTTAATCACGACTTGCTTCTCGTTAACGAGTCCATCTCCAAACACATCCACAAACGAGCAACGTATCCGGTATATTCCGGCTGAGTTCGAATATGTCAGCATGGTGCTAGTAGTTTCAAAATCATCAGTGCGTTCATCTCCGATCACGTGGCATCTGATTGCATATGCTTGTGCCGGCTTAGTTGAGAAGTAAAGATTAAATCCGCCTAACTGGCTTTTTACTACAAGCTCAGGCGCGGCCAACTGTGGAACGTTATACTCATATGTTGCTGCAGTCGAGTATTTGCCCAACGTGCTGCGAGCATATAAATAAACAGTATCCGCTCGTTTAGATAGGGTAAGTACAGCAGATGTACCTTTAACTCTTGCCAATAATGCATTCGTATCTTTCCCAGGATTATTATCAGTACGTAACTCGTAATAATCGACGTCAGCATTCAACACCTCATCCCATGATGCGGTTGCATTTCTACTGAACGTGATGCCGAAATTACTAGGCATATCAGGTATCGCATCCATTGGTTTGACTATCACATCAACCATTTGGGCTGTTTCTGCCCTGTTGCCAAATCGGTCAACCGAGATTGCTTTGATTCGATACTCCTCACCAGGACCTAGCGATTTGATAATAACCTGACTATTACTACTGCCAGCATACTGCCATTCTTGCCCCGCTACAGGCTTTCCACTCTTCGACTTTAAGAGATACCAAACCTCTGCCACATCGAAGTTGGCAGGATTACTAGGCGGGTCAAATAGTACTTGTAAGTCATAGTAAACACTTTTATCGGCCGTTTGATTGTACCGACTTAGAACACGTAAATTCTGAACATCCTCTGGCGTTTGCAGCTTAGGTATGACTATAGATTTTGTTACGCCAGTAGTTAACTGTCCTAACTCATTAATAGCCTGTACCCGCACCTCATAGGTCGCACCTAGCAGCACATCAGATATCGTGGTAGTATTCGTGGATGCCGGGTAGTTTCCGATATATGTCCACGTATCGCTTTTTACGTTTCGGTAATTCACGACTACGTTTGAGACTTTTCCATCGCGAGGTAACTGCCACGTTACACCTATGCGTGAATACATGATGCCATTAGCACCATAGACATCGCTCACTAACCCTACTGATTGAATATCAGATGCACCGTGATTCGTATAATCAATACTTGGCACCGTGCCATCATCTGATACATAGAGTTCTGGATAGTATTCCATGCATTGGATTTTACGAGTCATTTCTGATAGTGTCTTGGTAATAGCCAACACACGAAATGGCTTAGCCGATTTAGAGACCTCTCCGAATGCATATACCGCATCAGGCTGCACCGGTATAGCCTCTCTAACAATCACATTGAGACCTGATACATTTACTACATTAAACGTAGAGACGGTATCCGTAGAGTTGCTACGGATCAGCAACTGATAATTCTTCCCTGGTTGTACCGACACTTCCTTGTCGAGTGTAATCGTCTGGCCACTTACCGCAACCACACGACCACCCTCACCCCATTCAGGTATGTCGTGCTGAATTAAAATAATATCTCCTACCGTGCACGCTATGGCATCTGTAAACGCCTCTATTGTCACAGTGCGTATTTCATATTTATTGCATCGCAAGAAATGCTTACCGTGTTTATAGGCCTGTTCAAGACTGGTGCACCCCATGAGTTCAACTTGTGCCGGATTTGTTAGTGTATCCGACTCGTCGTAAGTGTCACCGTATACTGGAATGACGTCTCGCTCATAATCCTTATCCTTGTTAAGGAACGATATTTCAACAGAGTTAGCCCTAGCCTCCACACCTTGAAACTCTTCAGTAAAGCTGCCGTGTTTGATATTGGCTACAGTAAACAACTGTACCGGTGTGGATTGATAATCACTAACACATGTGAACCTGGTTCCTACAGGAATTACTTTTCCTCGACCTACTGCTTCTGGATACTTTAACGCATCCCATAATCGCATAGCGGTGTCGTATATATAGTTGAATGTAAACCCATTTGTTTTGCACTTATCTGCCCATGCCTTAAATGCGTTATAGTCAAGGCGCATATGGGGCTGTCCGAATACAATATATTCACCGCCAATCTTACGGCAGATATGAATTAAATCATATGCAGCCCATGCTGGATTGTCCGCGGGTTGAGCTTCGTACTTATTGATATACGGATTGAACACATACACCTCTGAGCGCTCTTGAATCCATGTCACTTTTGGATCAGTTCCGCTTAGTTGGGATGTAGCCAAAGCCTTAATTCCAATGAGGGCTTTCCCCGGATGCACAAAATCATCATAAATAATTTGGGTTAGCTGTACCCAGTAGACCTTATTGACATGGCGCAAGCTTTTCCCATCTTTCGCACTGCAGCGCATGCGGATTTCATAACGCGCCTTTTCGAGATTGTCAAAGCGAAATACACGATAAAACGCATTATTTGTCGCCTCTTCAATTCGTCCTGCGTAATCAGCTGTATTTGTCACGCTATTATCTGACTTAATAAAGTTCCACGCATCACGTCGCTTAATATGTCCGGCCATGCCCTTTTGATTTGCTAAAGGTAATGCCTGCCAGGAATCATCCCCTACCTTACGAATTTCCGCTTTCAACGTGACAGACGTACGGTCAGCGCCGCCGCTATCATTTGAATAATATAATCCGTTTGGAAATCCAACAGTTAACTCTATCGCGTCACATGCATCGCCTTGTACCTGTTGCGTATTCCATGATTCAGTCAATTCATAGTTTAGGGATTGATCCGCAAAGTTATCATTGAAATTTGGGATAACTGTTTGGTCATTTGTACCCTTTCTGATATCCACCTGCACATCTTTATAATTACTGATTGGGTTAGCATTAATACGAATATCTTCTATTTTTGATAATTCCCCCTCACCCGCACAGTATAAAAGGTTAAGGTATTGCTTTTCGCCATCACTAATTACATGGCGGGATAATAATAACCCAGCGCTTTTCATCCGGCCATACGTCACGGCTAAAGGGTAGCCCTGCCCAGTAACAGTTTCGGTACCTCCCCAGCCATATGTATTTGACTGTTCGGAATTCGAACGGTCAACCTTAGGAGCAGTTAACTTTGAGACAATAGCATTACCTATCATCCCTACCGCCATAGCAATTACTGACCGCCAAATCAAGCTTTGGATACCAAAGATAGCACCCGAAGCAATACCACCGGTAAATACAGCCATCCCTATTGATAGAAGAACACCAAAGAACTTACCCTCAACTCGGGGCATTACTACAATGTAATCTTCATCGTTCACAGCTGTATCAGGCGCTGATTCATGTCCATTTACTGAGTACGCCCATTCACCAGGTGCACTGAAGTAATAGCTGATAGACTTGCCCTGTTTAAATGGCAAATATTTTGTATCCCGTTGCTCTGGCTTGAACGGATTATTTACAATGATTACATTAACCATCTGCTACTCCTTCCTTTCATAAATGTGCTTCAATCGAGGCACGTACTTTGATATGTGCTCTATACAGGTGCCGCTGTGTTCAGTAGCGTGTATAAATTTACCCTCGCCAAGATAAACCCCTACATGATCGAGATTTTTACCATATAGAGCAAACACCAAAACACTCCCTGGCATTGGCTCACGAACCTCGCGCCATTCATCCATTTGGATTTGGGTATATTCGGGTAGTGATATTCCACTACGCCGATATACCTCAACAACTACATCCCAGCATTTCATTTCCGAGAATGGGGTGCCTATGATATCAGTCAAGTCACTTATTGGATGCATACAGTCCTCCTTGCGGGATAGTAGGTTCTCCGCCAAATCGTGTACTGTTCCCCAATTCACGGCATCGCGCTAAGGTTTTATTGCATTGATTTTCACGGCCCTTATATCCGCACTGAACGCCTTTAAACTTGAACGGACAGAAATCCTTCATCACACGAATTAATGGGAATCGTCGAGTGAAACTAAAGTCAGTCCCCAACGTAAACTCCATCCATTCAGCATTCGCATGGGTTCCCGTAATTACGAAATGCTCCTCTTGCTCGCACACATCAGGTATGTTCGTATTCACTACACGAATGATGACATTGGCTCCAGTGAATCCATTATTAGACTCTGCCATGCGCTGAATTGTACGAGTCACGTTAGACACGGATAGCTTGATATTAGGCAAATCCGTCGCATTCTCTGTAACATCTTGAATGGTAAATGGAAATGCGATATAGGTATTGCCTTGAAATTGGATATTCTCCGTATTGTATACCAATCGAATCGTATCCCCTTTATAGGACATTTCTAACAGCATTAACCACACACCTGTGGCCGATATTTGGTTTTTCTCTAAAATCGATGCCGTTGAGAGCGGTAACATGTTATACCTCCTGTAATTTCACGGTTCCCATCCACACTCCGTAGTCATTCGCCGCAAAGTCTAACTGATCAGCAAATCGTACATTTAGTGTTTCCCGTGTTTCCGGATGAACCCAAGCGAATATACCGGAGCAGTTGACTTCATCGAAGAATGACCGAAGTTTATAATAATCAGCTGTTGGCAACTTGTACCCTACGGAATATGTCCTCCGGGTCTTTGTCGTCTTCTTCCTTGTGATTAGCGTCATGTTTTCAACTTGGCCTTTATACGAAATATCTGGAGTAGTCTCCTGAATTGGATATATCGGCCATCGAATATCTGGAAATACTGCCATAGTTATACTGCGGATGCCTTGATGGCGTCACGCATACCTCCTTTATTTGATTCCATAGCACGAACCACTACATCGATAACATAATTCTCACCATCAAACCGAGAGTTCTGTTGCTTACTTTCAAGTTCTTGGCCAGACTGATTAACAATATTAACAACTACGTTGTTACTTGTAGTGCCGCCCATCAATCTACGGGTTTCGCTTGCGGTATAAATGCGATGTGATCCAGAGGATTGTAATAATTCTGGCCCGTTTTCACCAACCAGCATAAGTCCTGGATTTGTTTTTCCTCCGGCAGCGAATCGATTTCCTGTAAATGCAGAACTAAACGAACTACCGCCGGCAAAGGACGATGTCCCTTTTGCAGCACCTAGTGAGCCAATACCACTTACTGCACCACCAAATAATCCTTGCAACTTAGGCATGACATATTGCTGGAACGTTAACTGAATCATCATCTTAATAATGGCGTTCGTCATATCCTTGAATATGTCCTTAATGCCTTTACTGAATGACTTCGTCCCTGTTGCCATAGCCTCGAGATTATTTGTCCACGCAGAATTGATAGAGCTCATTGTACTATCAAAAGTAGACTTCGCTAAATCAGCATAATTGGTAGTCTCTTGCTTATATTGACGTGCGGCTTCTTGTAGGCTCGTTTTCAGACTGCGACCTGCAAGTTCCCATAGCTTCTGTTGAGACTCTAATAGGTTCTTTTCAATCTGCAGTCTTTGAGTAGCGCTTAACTGAGCTTCATTGACTTCGCTACGTGCGTAGTCAATATAAGCTTTTAACTCTTCAGCAAGTAAAGCATCTGCATCACTGCGAGATAAGCGACCAAGAGTAACCATATTGGTTAAGTGGTCAACTGTTTCACTCGTTTGAGTATATGCTAACTCTCTGATTTTCTGCTCAGTATCAGAAGCCAATTTTAGGCGTTCTGCTTGAGCTTTCTTCTCAGCGAGTTCCTTATCCCCTACTGCCTTTGTATACTCACGAACGTTATCGTCAATCTGCGCCTTTTGTGCTTCGGCTTCAGCTTTGAGTAATTGCAAGCGGTCGCCTGTGCGTTCGAGATCGAGTTTCTTGATATCCTCGTTCATCTTACGAACACGGATAGCCTGATTTCGTTGTGCCTCAGCTAATCGCTTTTGATACAACTCTTCATTCTTAGCACGAACGGAAGCAGTTAGGTCAGACTCAGCTAATTTCTTAGCATTTTCTGCACTGCCGACAGAATCAGCAGTGGCGCTTGATGCAGCGCCTGCATACTTAGCTGTGTCAATATATCCAGTGATTTGTCCAAAATCTGCGGTAACAGATGGCTTAGCGACCACTCCGTTTGTATTAGCACCAGTATAGCCTCCGTTCCCGTCACTAATAACAATGTGATTATCACCAAGTACAACCACACCATCGCCAGCTTTAGGAATATATCCGTCACCTTCTGGGTGCCAAGCCCCTACAGCAGCCGCCGCTTCCCATAGCTTATCGACTCGACGAGGTACGTCCGCCCCGAGTGACTGTTTAACTGCATCAGAGAATAGCTTTCCGCAATCCGTAGCCCAGGTACCATCTGCTCCTAATTTGTACGCCTTGCCGAGTTGTTCATTAGCTGCTTCTAGTACACCCGCAGCTTGTCCTGTAGCACCGCTATTCAAGCTTGAAACAGATCGGATAATATCACGAATATTTTTTTCGTTTGACTCATATTGGTTCTTAGCAGTTAACTTATCGATTTCGTATTGACTACCGTCAATTTGTAAGCTCTGCAAAGTTAGGGATCGATACAATTCGGACATGCGCTCTACGGCACTCGTTAACTTCTCGGCCGCTTGTTGAGATTTCTTAGCAGCCTGTTCTTGGGCTTTGGCTGCTTTTGCTGCTTCCTCATTCGCTTTATTGATGGCTTCGGTATTCGTTAATCCACCATTAGCAAGGTCCTCTTTCGCTTTTGCAAGTTCTTCATCGAGTTTCGCTTTCGCAGCATCCGCCTCTTCTTTTTGCTTTAAAGCCGCATCAATTCTAGCGCCTTCCTCTTTAGTAGCTAAGCGGTCATTCTTTACAAGTCCAAGCCACGCACTATCCTCAATCCAATATCGAGTATCATGTGATTCCCTAAACTTGTCAGACATGCCTGCTGTTGAGTTCGTATTCTTGTGAGTACGTTTACCGTCAACTTCTACACCCGTGTAAGATGCCTTTGTCTGTTCGTTATATCGGAAATCAAGTAATGCTTTCCCAGCTAATCCAATTACTGTAGCTAATGTTACCCAAGGACCGGCTGCAGCAAGTGTAGCCAATCGCATAAATCCGAGTGCACTGGTTAATGATCGCATAACGACAATAACTGCGCCAGCTTCTGCACCGAATTTAACAATTCCGCCGATAGCTTCCTTTTGTTCAGCTGTCATCGACTCGAATTCTTTAGCGACGTCTAATACGCCTTTTGCATAATCATTAAACACAGGAACTAACTCATGACCGATGGATATCGCGAGTCGTTTTCCGGTATTCTCTAAATCCTTTAATTCCCGATTTAGCTTTGCGGACTTAGATGCTGCATCATCGTCGATGATAAGCCCCATTGCTTTGGCACGTTCAGCCACTTTGTCCATCTGTTCAGCGGACATGTTGAGCATGGCGTGCATCTGATAGCCAGTACGCCCGAAGAGTTCCATTTCGACACGAGTCTTTTCAGCTCCGTCCTTCATCCCCCTTAGACGTTCCTGTATCATTTTGAACACTTCAACAGTATTCTTGCCTTGAATATCTTCGAGCGAATAGCCTAATTTACTGAATATATCAGTGCTGAGCTTACCTTCTGCCCGAGCGACTTCCATTTTCTCTTTGGCCGCTCCGACGTTCTTTGAAAACTTAGCAAATGCACCAGCGCTATCTTCCATAGCTATGCCCATATAATTGGCCACTGCTAATAATTCGCTGGTTTCTTTTGCCGTAGCACCGGTAATCCCTGATAATTTCTTAACGGCTACATCCCATTGAATAGCCTCTTTGGCAAGTTTGGCACCGATGCCTACTACACCAACACCGGCACCTATCGCCATGAGGTCATTCTTCATTTTGCCAAGGGCGGATTTGGCGCCTTCAGCACTAGCTGTAATTTTCTTGAGTCCGGCTTCCGTATTTTTATCTGTCAGCTGAACGACAATATCAATTAAATTATTGGCCATTCTTGTGCGCCACCTCCAACTCTTTAGCTTCCAAGATTATAAGCAAATCGATAAGGTGCGGTAGCGGCTCGATGCCGTAAGCCCTCGCCACTTCTAACACCGCAGGCATATCGAATCCAGCAATGCCGCCAGGATGCCAACGTCGCTGCATCCGGCTGGCGTTGTATACTCGCATGGCTTGTCTCGTTCCATCTAATTGATGCGGGGAATTAAACTCACACTCCGAGCAGTCAAAATTCTGTTTAGTCTCACGTTGCATCTTAATACAATCAGAGCAGTATTTTGGCTTATCGGAGTTGAGCCAACTCCACGCATCAATTAGTTTTTTTCGAGTTCAGCCTTTTTTTCGTGCGTAAAGCGCATCGTATCAAGCGCAATTTCCATAAGATCATTGTCTGGTGCTGCGTTGATTTCGTCTTCAGTCAATCCGTAGATGTGCTGCATAATCCATTGTGCTAGTTCACGAGAACGCAATAATCGTTCTGTGTCCGGTGCTTCTTCCGGAACTGGGGTATACAATGGGTCTAAACCGGATTTAATCAATTCACCACGTTCAGCGAATGTTAAGCCTCTTACTGTGATATCTTCAAATGCCATGTTGGCACCTCCTAGTATTGTTCTTGATTATTAACTAATGTAATGATGGCAGCGGAACGACCAGCATCTGCACGGTAGTACGCTTTAAACGGCAATTCAATATTGACGCCACGGGGCCCGTCGATGCCTGGAGATTGTCGTTCATATACAAGTTCAGGCAACTTAAATGTAAGAGACCAATCATCTTGTTCAAGTCTTAATTCTAAACTAGATTCCGTACCATTAACCGCTTTATTCAAAAGGTCCTTATTTTGGAAGAACGCTTTAATCGTCCCCGAAACTGACGCAATACCTGGGTCAATGTATGTTCTAAAACCTTTACCACCGATAGCATAAGAATCGCCATCCAATCCAAAATCAAAGTTGATGTCGCAACTCAAAATGTTGGCCACAGTTACGCCACCTTCTTTAATAGTTGCATTTAGATTTTGGAATGGTAAGAAATTAACCGCTTTTGCAGCAGCGTCGAATGTAGTGGATGCTAAAGTTTCCTTACAGCCCATCACATCAACGGATGCAGTTAATTCGGCATCGCCGCCGAATTTAAAGCCTAATTTACTAACTCGCGCGCCCGCGAATTGTTGGAATACGTTAACATCAGGATAGCCCTGTTCAATAGTTAACGACGGCATTGTGTTTCCGATTTTAAACACATGCTCAGACTTCTTATTTGGCGCTTGGCCCGTTGTATTAGAAGTCGGTTGACCAAATGCAGCTTTTAGCCAGTAGCCGATGTCGACTACACCAACAGGCACGACCAAACTACCGGACGTGTCAATGTTGCCACGGAATGGAGCTGCGGGATTACGATCACCACGGATTACTGTGGAGTCGTTTAAATTTTGACTAGCTTTTATGGAGCTAGATATGATTGGCGTGATTACGCCGCCAGTAGATGGCGTTGTACCAAAATCCGCCTCAAACGCAATCGCCACATGGGACTGAGAGCCCTGTGCACGTTTTGCTGTTGCCATATGCATTTCCTCCTTTAATATTCAATATTCCCGCCGATTACATGCGGGATTTCTATAGTAGCTGTTAAACGTCCAGTGAATACTGGGCGCCAATTCATTGAGTCTAATTCATAATCAATGCCGATTACCGGAAACGCCGGATTCACCTTACAAATGCACTCAATGATTAACTGCCCTAGGTTATCTGATTCTAGCGCTCCATCGTATCGAATAATATTCTTAACACGAGTTGCACCTTCATGGACAATACCCCAAACGATCATTAATGAATATGTGTAAGTATCCGCAAGCCCTTCGTTCTTATTACTCGGTAGTAATATGATGCAAGGGCAATCTTCTTCAAGCGGCGCTTCGACATCGTCATAGCCGACATACAGTTGCGCCGGCTTTCCGTATTTGTCATTGCAAAATTTAGTCAACGCCTCATCGTTCGCTAAGGCCTCAGCCCATCGTTCAACGATGCGCGACAGTGGAATTGTTTGTTGCATCAAATCACCTTACCTTGTAGTTCCGTCGCGACGCAGATTGTGCTGCCGGTCCATATATAGCGTAGTCGCCTATCTTATCCTCGATATAAGGTTTAAGCTTAGGCTGTAACGCTGCTTTCATAGGACCATAAGTATGACGCGGCTGAATTTTGAACATCGATTTACCCTTAGGCAATGGTACGCCTGCAGCAAATAACTTCTTGCGCATAGGCTCTGTAATCTGCTTGGTGTAACCTTCCTCGATGCGTTCACCTAACCGTTTAGCCGAATTAGATAACCACCCAACTCGGACGGATTGCTTGCCTTTGTCGTATTGATATCCAACTGCATTTGATAGCTTACCTAATGGACTGTAGCCGATTATCCTGGCGCTAATGCCCATATCAAGTAAGGCATTTCGCGATTTAGAGCCCCAGGCCTCTCGTTCAGCTCGTCCGCCACTTTGGTATGCTTTGCGAAGCTTAGCACCAAATGCTGACTCAAATGCAGCACGTCGTGCCGGTGCCATGAAGTTAGGATACTTACGTCCCCCTGGTGCACCTGATCTGATGCCTTCTTTAATTTCCTTTTGCATCATCCATCCCGTGGATTTTAACGCTTTACGCATCCAGTCGGGTTTAGTTTCTGCAATGAAATTTAGATACGGCGTGGCTGTGTCTGTAATCGTAATAGGTTCATTACTCACGGTCTCACCGCCCTCACGTTATGAACGATTTCAAGGCAATACATCGTACCGTCAAAGTTGGAAATGTGATCAACGTACCATTTCTCACCATTGATATACACTTCGTCTTTTGGTCGGGGTTCAGGAACATCCTTAGCACGCACCCAAATCTGAGCCTTATCGGCTAATGCTTTATCGACGAATCCAGAACCCTTACCGTCATATTCACCGATTTCTACGCTTGCCTTTATAGATTGCCCCTTATAATCAATTCGTTCACCAAATACAGAAAGCAGTGCATTAGGCTTATACCCTAATTTCATAGTGCATTACCTCCTATGGAGTAGGCGGGCATATGCCCGCCCTTACATTACTTTTCTACATTAGGCCAAAGAGCTACATCAACGGTCTTAGCGCTTGCAGATTTTGCAGAAATGGCAATGCCCAATACTGGATTAGTATCAGTCTTAGTTGCACGTTTTTGTGTTTTGTCAAAATACACAACATCACCTACCGCGAATGCATCTGCCACAACCGCATCAACTGTAAAACATCCTGTGACCTTAACCGCACCGATTGCACCAGGCGCAATATCAGTTATTGCCACACCGTGCATTTTGCCGACAGGGACAATGTCCCCTACGGCAATCATATCGGATGCTGTATTTTTAAAATCAATGCGATCTAATTCTTGAATGAATTGTGCCATATCTAATTACCTCCTAATGAGTTACTAATTATTTACCAGGGTTTTTATACAAACCGCGGAAGTCGAGAGCTGTTGCGTTACAATCAATTGCTACTTTGTACTCGATGCCATCAACCTTGAAGCCTGTTTGCGTTTCTAAACGAGGTGTTTCAACACCGTTTAAATACGTTACTTCGATAGTTTGTACATCTGTAGGACGGGATGCCAAATACCAAGCATGTGGATCCGTTAATGCTGCATCTACGACGATAGTGAATCGACCACTGAATGGGTTAACTGTATCATTGCTACGAGCAGGGTCTACCACAGATTTAACTACTTGATACGCTAATGCTTCGAGCTCAGGTGGAACAATCAAATACGTAGGTGAGATATTCAAATTACGATTTTCACCAATATGTTTTTGGCGACGCATAGCCGCTACGCCTGCAGCTAAAGATACAACACTTAACTCAGAGCCTGTAGTTGCTAAGTTCTTACGGTCTGCACTAAACAAGGCCTTTCCATCTTCTAACACAGTATTGCCGCTTAAAAGGTCATATACCATGTTATTGATTTTATTTTTTGCTGCACGACCGAATTTAGAAGAAATATCGTTAAATACACCCAAATCGTCATTAATAAGAGCTTGTCGAGTTAAGCTGAACGTACGTCCGAATGTCAATACACTAACATTCGTACCGGCTTCGCTCATTTGGGAATCCTTGAATTGTCCGCCCTCAGGGACAAGTTTCAATTCGGCTGCTTCGGAAAGCAAAATACGTTTTGCTGGTTTGAAGTCACGGTTACTGCCTTTTCCAGCCCATGTTGCAAATGTGGATGGTGCAGTTTCATAACCTTGCATCAAGGCCTTATTTGCTACATTAGACAACGCGATTGGGAAAGAGGATGTAGAGTTGATAGCTTCACGAGCTAATTCCAATCGATCGGAGTAATTAACAGTTAGGCCTTCACGAGCTATAGACTCACGTGCTAATTCCATCAAGGACATAGAACGAAGTTCATCTGCACCTGGTGCAGGATTTGCGACTGGGATGCCAATAGACATCATCAAAGCGTCCTGCATAGCCATGCGGAACTTATCAGAATCTGCTTCACCGACTTTAACGGATACTGGTTTATTGCGTTCACGTAACGCGTCCATTACAGCCTCGCGAACTTCGGCAACAGATTTGCCGGATTTGATAAATTCATCTACACCGTCAACTTCAAAGTCGCGGCATAAACTTGTGATTGTAGATACGCGTTCACGTTCTGCCGCAATCAACTTCTTAGCGTCATCTGCATTAAAACCTTTAACTCCGGACTCTGGTACTTCCGGTACTACTTGTGGCACGTTTTGCTCAGTGCCTTTTGCTTTTGCATCACCTTTCATAGGTTCCTCCTCATTATCATCTACACTTCTGCCTACCCCTACAGTCGGATCTGCAGGGACGGACACAACACTAATCTCCAATGGTTCCCAATATGTAATTACGTATGCTGGGCCTGTAAACCGGCCATTGGAACTTTTAGAATCGGAATCGATTAATTCCTCATATCGACTTATGTCATATCCGACACTTACACCTTGTAATGTGCCTTTTATCACTTTTTGATAAATCTTTTCGGATTCATCATCTTCATCGAATCGAACAATCGCCTTGCCGCGATTATCTTCAATCCACACTTTATCGACGTGACCAACAACTGCGCTGCGGTCATGGTTGAATAGCAATGTGCCTAAACCGTTATTAAATCGGTCTAAGTTAACGCAGCCTTCGTCATGACACAATATCTCTGTTCCGAACCATCTTTCATATGGTTCTTCAGAAGAAAAGGATAATTCGACGGTACGGTCTTCGTTCGCTTCGATGTTTGTAATTTGCGCCTCTCGGGCATATTTACCTAAGAGCTGCTTTGCAAATTTCCCCACTAGCTATCATCTCCTTTCATATCAGTGGTGTTATCATCCGCTAGATTCGTTATGTCCCCATTCATATCAAGGGCAACACCCAATTCCTTAATGCGGTCCTGTTCCAGCTTCCGCTGTTCAAGTACTTCTTCCCAGTCCTTACCAGATGCACTACATACGTCTTCGAGCGTTGTGAGTCCTGCCTTAATGGCTTCCTTGTTAGCATTAACTTCCTTAACAGGGTCAATCCAAGACCAGCCTGGAGCTAACCACGCTACTTTCTTATAAAGTTTTGGGTTTGCTGCATAGTCATTGGCCGGGATAATTCCCTTTAGGTAGCATGCTTCAATAAAAGCCCGCCATACAGGCATGCAAAAATGCTCAATTATAAAACGCTGCATCTGCTTGAATGATTGCTGGTCCTCCAGCATATTCTGCCGAGCTGCGGAGAAGTTACCACTAATATTGCGCGTCACTATGTCCGCGCTTAAGCCCATGCCCGACGCTATGCGTCTTGTTTGGGTCGCCGAATATTCTGATGCGGTTCCTGCATTTCGCTTAGGTTCCGCAAACGAAATAGATTCGCCTGCACGTAGATGTTGGATAATCCCTGGTGCCATTGAACGAACTTTCTTGCCTTTACTGTCAATCTTATTTGCAACCATCGGGGCGTTCCCAGTATTACTTGTTACGAACGCACCGAAACATGCTGCTACACGAGCCGCTATGAGGTCGGCATCCATATATTCATCTACATCGTGAATGCGCTTTAATACGAGGGCTAACATGCTAACCCCGCGCAGTTCACTAGGCCTACGCGGTTTATGTAATAGGAAAGCCCTAGTACTTGGTAATCGTGCCTCGTTAAATGACCGTATCCCTAACGGATCAGTTTGGAATACGTGATATGCTATTGGTCTTCCGTATTTATTAACTTCCACACCATTAACAATATTGTTGCCATTCTCGCTTACCGATACGGCTCCGATATTCTCACCTTCGATAAGCTGTAACGATAGTGGTATATCTGTACCTTCGGAGGTCATATTCACTAGGATTTCTCCATCATAGACCATTCGACGTAGAGCCATTTCTTGCAACTCGTAGAACGTAGATATTCCTCGGATATCCGCATTCTCTTTATCCACCCAGTCAGACCAAGCCTCCTCAATTTTCTTGTTAAGCCTTTCATTTAGCTTTCCTGCTTTGGTCTTGATTTTGCACTGTGGCTTTATTCCGGTACCTACTACATTCCGTAGTAATGCCAATACAACACTTTCAGCGAGGTCACTATTAAGTTCTGCTGCACGTGCACGCCCCCTAATCAGATCTCGTTGACCTGATGCTACCTGTTCAGCTGTACCAAATACAGGCATCCAGTCGCCGCTCAATCGGTCTGTTGCTGCCGCATCATATCCGCGTTCAAGTGAACTACGAAAATACGCTCTACGAGCAGCTCGTTCTGGATTTAAATATGCTATTACCTTATCGAGTATGTTCATCGTCGCTCCCATGACACGTAGGATGTCGTGCTATTACCTTCCTCATCATCAACGCGAGCCATTAACTCACGCTCACGGGCGTATAATGTCGGCAGGTCATGTGCCTTAAAACGCTTACCGCCTACAGACATCTCGGCGTATCCATTCGTCTCGATTTCCTCGATTATCGTTCGTATACGCTCCAAGTCTTCTCTTGCGCTCATGGTCTCACCTCCTTCTTAACTAAACCAACCTCTGCTATCTGCATTAAAGTCTTCATCATCCGTATCATCTTCCTCATCATCAGTATCCGGGTCATATTCAGGTAAGTATTTAACACCTACCGAGTCCGCCACCATGGCGTTGTATACACAAGTATCCAACAAGTGATTCGTTGGATGACTGGTTAGCGGTTTCCATTGCACTGTAACTGCCCCGGTCTTCACATTTCGGATTTCTTGCTTTTCCTCCGACCGGAGGTGCTCCGAATATTCCTCAGGGCAATCTTTAAATAAATGAATTGTGCCAGGCTCATTGGCCGGCCGTATCATGCGCGCAAATATAAAATCTTTCCAGTAATCTGTATTCACTACGTACAGCTTCATACCGCCGATGACGCCCTTCTCGATGCTGCTCATCTTATATGGCGGAGCTAGAGGACTGTGCGAAGAATCACCTTTAACCGGCACGCATACTTCTGGGTATTGCGCACAGTACTGATATACTTCGTCTGTTCGGTAGCCACTATCGATACCGGCCCTCACAATCTTACGGGCCTCACCATACTCTGATGGATATTCTCTATCAATGAGTATCTCGGTTAAATCTGCCCAACTACTTGCTTGACCATAATCAACTAAGTAACTTGATACGCCATGAGCGTAGGCCCTAACTTCCCACCAGAAATGATCTTGCTGCACGTCGACAGATGCAATGAGCAATGGTGCGTGTTGTGGCACAATACCGCGAGGAACTTCTGATTGCGTAAACACGAGATTCTGTGTGCTTTTAGTTTTCGCAGATTTCCAAGGCTCCGCTAGCCACGAGTTGATAAAGTTCATCAACTCGCTTGGTTTATCCTTTGATTTGACAAACTCATACGCTACATCCCCGAATGTGACCCATGGAGAATAAAGGGATGACAGATGATAGGCTACTGACCGGACGACTCGGACTTGCGATTCATTCACAGTCCGCCATTCGCCTTGCCGGAGCATATCCATCTTGTGCTTATCATCAATACGGTGCTTACAATGTTCGCACTCATAATATGCGGTATCACGTATCATATCCGCATTGCCATGGTGTTCCTCCGGCCATTTTATCTGTTTGAATTTGAGGGTCTGCGACACCCCGCAATGCGGACATGGCACGTAATACTGCTTACGTTCATTTGCGTCCATATAGGACTGCCAAATATTGCCACTTTCAATCGTAGGAGTTGACACCCTTACAATCTTCTTATCAACGAATGTCTTAGTACGTTCCTCAGCCAACTTAATCGGATTCGCTTCCTTACCAGAAAAGGCTGGATACTTATCAATTTCATCGAAGAATAAGTACTTAATTGACCGACTTGATAAGCTGCTTGGTGAGTTCGCCCCGACAAGTACCAGGTAGTTCCCATTAACGAAGTCTAGCTCCAACAGTTTACTGCCTTCGTCATACATATTCGCAAGCGGCTCTACACTCCTAATCATCGGTTGTACACGTTTATCACTAGCGAATTTCGCGATAGTGTCTGTTGGATACACCATCATGACTGGTGATGCGGTTTGATGTAACGCATATCCGATCATATTGAGTTCGGCTTCCGTCTTACCTATCTGCGCCCCGAAACATAACGAGATGCTTTCAATAAGAGGGTCCGTGAATTTGTCCATAAGTTCCTTGAGATAAGGTGTCCGCGCTGTACGCCATCGTCCAGGTTCAGCAGATATATTAGTCAGTACCCTGTACTTATCTGCCCATTCCGAAACGGTGTATCTTTCAGGTGGCTTGAATGCTTCCAGTTCCTCGGGGAACCAGTCAACCTTTGGTCTTTGCTTTTCCCGTGGCTTTGACTTTCGGCGTGTACTCGCCTGCGCGTGCGTAGCTTTCGAGGTATTCTTCGACAAGGCCATTCACCACCTTTTCTACAAGAGCACGTTCCTCAGGATCCGTGAACTCACTTCCGATACGCTTACCTAATTTGGTAAATGATGTCTTTAATTCCAATATTCGGTTAGCCCATGCCTGTGCCACATCGGCACGAGGGACGTATTCGCCATTTAGTACATCCAGCATTTTCTTTTCTCTTGCAGCCTTTGCTTCTTTATAATCTGCTTCGGCTTCTAGCTTACGAGTTGATGCGGATTTACTTTTAGCGTTATCGCCTTTAGCCTGCCCTAAATACACGAGGACTTCTCGGAGATTCCACCAACCTACAGAGGCTTTAGGCATCCCTGCTTTATGATGTCGAGAAATAATTTCCGGAGTGACCCGCAAGAGGTCACATAGTTGAGTGCTGGATACGAGCAGATTGCCCGCAGCATCAAATTTCACTCTGGGTTTTGTGTCCGGCATAGGTGTACTCCTTTCTTAAATCGTCTTTCTACATTCAACAGGAAAATTTTTCTCACAGAGAGAGGACCATCGCGCGGGGGCGACCAGCGGCCATTTTTCGCCCGCGGAGTACCTTTTCCAAATTCTTATTTTCTCAATTAGGTATTATCATTGATACTCAATAAGAAAAAGGGTAGACCTCAACTAAGTAAGGTCTACCCCGGGGCAGTGCAGCAGGCAGACATATTGTGCGGGCCAGACACTGCCTGCTATCTACTACATTTACATTATATTAAATTAAGAGTGTGCCATTCTATGCCATCTTTTCAAATTCAGCTATTGCTTTCTTGTGAAGTCTGTGAACTTGTCGCCACGAATACCCTAGTTCGACAGCTATCTGCTCCCATGGCAATGCATTAATATATCTGAGATTCAGTACATCCCTGTATTGTCCGTCAGTTATTTGGTTGATGACTTGCTTGACCTTATTTCGAGAATCAATCAATTCATCCCATTCTCTGTTCAGCTCCTCCCTACATTCTTGTAAGTGCTTACTGATTCGTGGCATAGCATCTCCCGATTCACATATCTGTATAGCTTCTGAATGTAAATCTCGGTTAATCGCACTTAGCTGAATCTCTAACGCACGCATTCGCTGCTCAGTATGGCGGACAGCTTGTAGTTCTTCATTAGCCATCATATGCGATAATCCCCATATTTACTGATAATCATCTGTGCTCGTAGTAATCCGTCAATGTATCCGCTTTCACGAATTCTATCATCTAGCATAGGTGATCTCAGTTGTCTATTACGAGCTCGTATGATGGCGAGACTTAAATCTGACTGTATGGCACCTACAATCACATCTGCCCTGCTTCTACGCTTTTGCATCCTTTACCTCCATACGTTCGACAATATCCTCGATGGCTTCTACCATATCCGCTTTGCATTGTTCGACAGCAGTAAACATCTCTTCGCACATGGCGTACGCATCATCACTCAGATCATCATCTAATCTCTCGGCAACATTATCCTTGAGATTATCTACAACCTTAACTATATCCATGACAAGATGATACGTGTCATCTAGATAGTGCCCTTTGTTAATTAGTAGTCGCTCGACTTTTGTCATGCTCTTCCCTCTTTGCAATTTCCCGATTTAGATACCAACGGGCTTTTTTCAAATCCTTAATAGCATCGTCCTTATGACCAGCTCGGGATACATACTTCACTACATTACCTAATCGATACCCTAGTTTCTTGTCTTCGATGTAATCGATAACCTCAATATCTCCTTGTGTATAATGGCTTGGGTGGTTTATATCATCGCATTGACTAATTATGCGATTAGGGGATTTATCTGCTATAACTTTCTCTATTGTTAATCCTGATTGATTCGATACCTTCCTTAATCGTTTTAGATTTTCGTTAGCTGCCAAACTTTTTAAAGTTTCATTAGCTGATAACTTAATAGGTGGCGGCGGGGGATTATTGGGTCTCTCATACAATCTACCTGGGGTCAGCCCCAATGCAGCCATGTATTTTCGATTATCAAGATATTTATCAGTGATATCTATAACTTGAATAGTCGTGTAACTCACTATTACCACGATGGCCCCGATTAATCCTGCCATTATAAATTGATCCATATTAATCATCCTTTCTGTATTTATCGATTCTTGCTTTTAGACTTTGCAGCACATATTCCTGTGCTCGGTCTTTTTGGGCTAGTGCATCCATCATATCCTCATCACGAGTTCCCTCACATATTAGATGATGGATAATTACCTTCTCCATTTGACCTTGGCGATGTAACCGCTTATTAGCTTGTTGATATAACTCAAGACTCCAGTTTAACCCGAACCATATTACGTGGTTACCGCCGTCCTGTAAGTTAAGCCCGTATGCCGTACTAGCCGGATGTGCTAATAGAATATCAATCTCTCCAGCATTCCACGCTATCTCATCATCGGCACCCTTTAACTCACAGACTCGTAATTTAGTCTTAGCTAATGCTGCTTTTAGTCGTTCACAGTCATGCTTGAAATTGTAAAACACTAATGCAGGCTTTCCGTTTAACTGTTCTACAAGTTCCATAAAAGCCTCAATCTTACAGCCATGTATCTCGTGAACGTTCCTATCGCCATCATATACAGCACCGTTCGCTAACTGTTGTAGCTTTGTGGATAATGCTGCTGCACTCAAAGCTGTGATATCTTCGCCTGCTTCAATCAACTCTAATACAGATGTGCGCTCCATATCTTCGTATGCCTTTTTAGCTTTTGAATCTAACTGCACATATTTAATATCGTTGATGACTGGAGGTAGCTCCAAATAGTCATCAGCTTTCATGGATATGCATAACCCAGATATTGCCGCCATGATACTGTCATTTGAATCGGATTTAGGTTTATAGGAATACACCATTTCGCGTGACCTTTGATCAGGCTCGAAATAGTAATCTCTAAATCCTGTATACGTTTTCCCTAATGACTCACCGCGGTCTAATAAATACACTTGCGCCCATAGATCGATTAATCCGTTAGGGGCTGGCGTACCTGTTAACAACACCATACGCTTGATGTGGTTATACATATAGGCTAATGATTTAAATCGCTTAGCTGTGTGGCTTTTAAAAGAACTAGATTCATCCACAACTACCATGTCAAATGGCCATGCATTCTTGTAGTAATCAACTAACCACGTTACATTCTCACGATTGATAATGTAGATATCAGCTGGTGTGTTTAAAGCCTTAATGCGCTTTTTCAGACTACCTAATACAGTAGATATCCTTAATATGCCTACGCTGTCCCATTTTCGTGCTTCTCGTTGCCATGTAGCCTCCGCTACTTTCTTAGGCGCTATGATTAATACTTTACGAATGGCGAATCGGGAGTATTTCAATTCGTATATGGCAGATAACGTGATAATCGTTTTCCCTAAACCCATATCTAGGAATAGCCCTATCTTATTTTGGTTAATAGTTCTATCAATACAATATCGCTGATACGCATGCGGAATAAACTGCATTACGCTTTCACCCCGAATTCTTCCGTGAATTGCTCCAAATAGCCAACCGCGGCATCTGCACCTTTTAGTACAAATACTTTTTGCTGTAATTTTTGTAGTTCACGGGCTTGGACTCCCTGCAACCGCGAAAGTACGCCTTTGGACGTCTTCAGCTCTACGAAATGAATAACGCCGTTCGGCCATATGACGATACGATCAGGCACACCGACATTACCAGGAGATACAAACTTATACGCTTTGCCTCCCGCACGTTTGACACCTGCAACTAATTTTCTCTCGATATCTTTTTCTAGCATTTCTCACCTCTGAAATTTTTAAACGTTAACATGTTTACATACGCGTATATGAGGGCTCAAATTAAGGCTGTAAAGGGCGTATTTTTTCTTAAAACTCTTTGTTTTGATATTTACCAGTATATAATGTTAACATTGTTAACAAACATATATGAATATAGATAAATACTGACTTTATGCGTTAACAAGGTACGTTAACATTCTCCGAATTTGTTAACATTCTAATGTTAACAAAAATACTGAGAATGTTAACGCTTAATTGAGAATGTTAACACTATAATTTCAGTTTTGACTCGTTGATTCTGAACCCTCTTTGATGTCCATATTCACCAAATCTCATTAACTGACTTCCGCCCATTGTATATGGGGAATCCGCCAGTATTTGATTAATTTCCCTGGTCTCGATCTTCTTCATGCGACTTGGGTCGTTACCAAAACATTCCCACCATACCTCTGCCGCACAAATACGGTCACGATATACTAACTCTTGACCCTCGGCAGGTTTAGCATTCATGCTAAGATACGTCCTCCTGGCGCTCCGACTCATCACATTCCAATTTAAAGGCACTTTGATTAATAAAAACTCATTAATCAGTCCTACTTTGGTATTTGATTCCATGTGCGCCTCTCTAGCCGCATCAGCCAGTTTTAGTACGTTCGGGTCATCCTCGATAATGAGGCTTTCCCCGCTTTTATACCGATACAAGGCCTCCGCCCATAACTGGTCAACTTCTCCTGGAAGATTAACAAATATGTTCTTTCGTGGAGTCGTCATCTCAAGATCAATAGGCCAAAATCGGCGATTACCTGTAATATCTTTTAGGAATTCATATTGATTCGTACTACCAAAGAATACACACTGCCGTGGATACTCTTGTGTACGTCGGCCATAAGCTTGACGAAATACATCTACTTGACGACTTAGAAATTGCTTGGACGCATTTTCTTCAGCCCTTGAATACCCTGCCATTTCACCAGCTTCTATAATCCATTTACCTTGAATGCCTTCCGCAGCTTCTTTACCCTCAAAGGTATTTAAGCCATCAGCGTACCACTTCTTGCCCATCGTGCGGATAAGAGTACTTTTACCGATACCTTGACCGCCAATAAGAATTGGCATCGTGTCATACTTGCATCCAGGCTCAAACGCTCGCGCTACTGCCGCCGTAAATGACTTTCTAGCGGCTGCACGGGTATACACATTATCCTCAGCCCCTAAGTAGTCGATGAATATGGTATCTAATCGGGCAATGCCGTCCCAGGATAACCCGTTAAGGTAATCTAATACTTCATTAAATCCATTTTGCTCAGCGCACATAATGAGGGCATCCATGATTTTATCTTTACCGGTGATATCATATTTATTTTCTAGGTACCACCGTAAGCCCGCATCATCTGCGTCTGTCCATATGCGGAGTCCTGGTGTTGGGTTCCATGGTAGGGCCCCTTTTGCCACGTATCTCGAACCAAATCTATCATAGGCAAGTCTACCGACAAGCGCCGGATCATGGTGCATGATTTTAAGCATGTTATCTAGTGTGTTCTTAGGTCGACCATTCTCGTCGTACTTTAAAGTCGAACTTTTCATCCAGTCGACGTTCGTTAACGCATTAGGGTCGAGGTCGGATGTCTCAGAGTGAGCCGATACGTCCGTGATAATATCTGCGAATACGTTTGATGCTGACTCTCGGGCGCGGGCCATATTAAGTTCATTAACGACTACCGTATCTTGCATAGCTAGTTTAGACATAGCCATGTAAGATGGCAGCTTATGCCCAGGTGTCCCATCCTTAGCGGTCTCGTCTAAGCTGTGGAACTTATGCAGCCGGATAAGGTCAAAGGCATTAACCAATTGACCACTACACGGGTCAGTATTATGGTGACTGAACAGGAATGTATCGTCATCATATATAACCGCCCCGGCTACCGTTGAGCCGGTAACGAACGTTAGGCGGTCCTCGCTGCCATCAACATCGACATATGCATGAGGTATGAATTTATCAATCGCCTCACGGATACCATATATTCGACAAAAGGCACCTACGATACCTGGTTTTTCTCTCGGATCAGCTTGCTTTGCAAGTAGCTGCTTTTCATGCTGCGATGCTTCCTTACCTGGTACTTGTGGCCAAGAACGCACATCTCGCCAATCAGTATATTGACTGAGCATACCGTCAGCAGATAAGAATGCCTTATCGCCTACATAATATACATATTGCGCATCATTCGGGCATGATGGCCAATACATGAGCCGAGAAGCTTCGAACGTAGTTCCATCCATCATACCAATGCCGATGAGTTCTGCCAGCTTACGAGCAATAGGCTCATACTCATCAGGTGTCATCGTTCTATCAGTAGGGACGATAACACGTAACCGTGGACGATGCACCGTATGAGAACGGGTTGAGTAGATAACATAAGCCATGCCTAGGCTGTCAATTGTGCGGGCGACGTTCTCAGTTTCCCCTGGCGATATAGCATCCATATCAAGAGTAATCAGATCACGCCCAGACACGTTAATAGCTTTACGTTGTAGACCGTTTAAAGTACCACCAACAAAACCGCCTATGTCCTTTAACTTGCTTTTCTCAGATTTTGGCAATCTGTGGTATTCGTCCACGGTTTCTGTTGTACGAACGGGGATTTTGAGGCGTTCACAAAACTCGGACCACAACATCTCCGTACGGGTCCATTGCTTTGATGTGCGACTCGCACCGATACTGATGGTAATCAGTTTATCGTTTTGCAAGTGTATCCCCTCCTAATCTTTCATATAATAGTCGTTAGTAAAACCTGCTGATGATAATAGCAGTCCATCTGCCCAAGGTATGTCAATTGAGAATATAGCATTAACATCATTTAACGTAGATTCTGCATTCTCCTTGTTGATTTCAAGTACAGCTTCATCATGGATGTGCATGATAATTTGATATCCTGCATCCTCCAATCGGCGTAATGTTAACGCTAAACAATCGCGAGCGACTGCTTGTGTGATGTTTTCGACTAATTTACCTCCATAGGTACTTTCAGTAACCCATGCAGCATTTACTTTAGTCTTAAAATGTACAGCATCCTTACCGAATGCATTTTGCTTAATGCTTGGGCTAGGATAAAATAGCTTACGTCCGCTAGGTAGTTCAATCGTCATATAACGGTAACCGTATATTGGATCAATTTCCAAACGGAACATAATGCCGTGGTCAAGGCCTATAGGATTCCCGGTAGTAACGGTGTACACGGCCGCATTCTCAACGGCATACCACAAATCTCGTATTCTAGGCGATGCGTTGCGCCATAAATTTACGATTTCAGGTAATTCCTCCTCATGGAGTCCCATATCAAGAGCTCCCATGGCTTTTAATGCATTCACTCCGCCTTGATAGCCGAGTGCCAATTCAGCGACTTTACCTTTTTGTCTAAGGTGCCCATTCTCGCCATGCTTAACAACGGGAACACCAAACATCGATGATGCGGAAGCACAGTATATGTCTCCGCCCTCAGCGAATACACGTTGACGCCAATGTTCTCCTGATAACCAGGCGATAACACGAGCCTCAATAGCCGAGAAGTCTGCCACACATAATGTATTGTCCTTTTCAGCAATAATTGAGGTACGAATTAATTGAGATAGCGTATCCGATACGTCACCATATAGAAGTTCTAACCCTTGACGGTTTTTGGTTTTAACGAGATGCCGAGCCGTGTCGAGATTTTCGATGTAATTTCTCGGCAGGTTCTGCACCTGGATAAGACGACCCGCCCAGCGTCCGGTACGGTTGGCACCATAGAATTGCAATGTTCCTCTGAGACGAAGATCAGCGCCCATAGCGCCATCCATCATGGTGTATTTAGATACTGATGACTTAGCTAGCTTTTTACGAATCATGAGTACTTTTGCGGCAACGTCATCAGCATCCATCAGAGCATCAGCCACAGTGTCCTTAGTTAACTTTTCAAGACTGACATTAGTATTATTGTTTAGCCAATCAAGTAATTGATTCCGGCTGTTAGGGTTACTAAGTCCTGTGATTTGGTAAGCCTCATTCATCAACATTTCTCGATTTTCCTCATCAATGTATAATGCACCCTCAACCAATTCATGGTCAATGCGCACCCCTCTACTATTGATTTGGATATCAAGATACCAATCTTTCCACGTATCATCAGGTACAGGGAACGAGGCTAATCTGTGATAACATTCCATTTCAGTCACAACGTCCTGACGGTTGTACTCGATAAAAGCATTCCATTTATCCATATCGTGTCTAGGTAGATTACGGGTACGGCCCCCATTACGTTTAGTAGGCTTGCATGGTGTACAAAAGTACTTGATAAGTGCTTTCCCTGACGTGTCCTTTTTCTTATCCTGAGGTAACCCCAGGGCCTTGCCGAGTAAAGCTAGGCCCATAGGATATCCTAGGTAGGCACCGTGAATCATCGTGCACTGCCACTGATCAACAGATGTGAGTAACCCTGCACGATTTAGACACGTAATTTCAAATTGTGCATTGTAAGCGTGCTTGATTACATCTGGATTTAATAAATCACGAATTACACTGTCAGGAATTACTCCTCCCTGCGCTAAATCTACAACTTCAACAGGACCAAAGTCGTAGGAATACGCAAATAGTAATATAGCGAAATCAGGCGATTCAGTGTATTTGTACACGCCGAATGAGATATCAGTTGATGAATATGTTTCTATATCAATACTTAGATGCCTCATATCAGGCACCTATTAGTAAGGTTGACCAGTTACAGGGTTAATCCCTACAGGAGCTTGCTGTACAGGTTGCTGAGGTGTCGTAGCATATGCCGGTTGTACATAACCTTGTTGAGGTGCTTGTTGTTGCACAGGTTGACCTGCTGCTACTGGAGCACCAGTATATACATTAGCTGCACTACCTTGAGGTGCACCAAATACAGAGGATGCAGCAACGGGCATGCTACCCAACGCTTCACCATCGCGTACTTTTTGAACAGGGCCCAAACCACATCCGATACCAGTGGATTGATTGGAGTAGAAGAAGAATCGAACGAGTACATTGACATACATGCCGGAGTATACTTGTGTAGGATTTGTGAGAGGATTGCCTTGAAGATCTACTACTTCAACTTTATAGCTAGCATCTTGCGCTGCTGTAAATACCCAATGACCTTTACATTCAGGACCAAACTCCTTACCAGATTGTGTGTAACCATCACCATCATGAATTGGTACTTTAGGCTGTGCTGGAACACGTGCGCCGAATTTAGTACGAGCTGATTGGATAGCAGCTTCGATAGCATTCATGAGAGCTTGGTATTGAGCTACATCAGTTTTAGGTAAAAGAATAGTAGCTGAATATCTAGGTTTAGCACCAGGCTGTGTGGAATTAGCCCAAGGTTCTAATAGGTGACAATAGGATACACGAACATTTTGCAATAATACTTCAGTTGGTTGTGGAACGAATGACATAATTAATTACCTCCATTATTATCATTAGATACATTAAATATTTGCGCCGCAGTAGGCTGATTGGTGATCCGAGGGCGCTTATCGGATTCCTCAACTAGGGTAGGCTTACCTGCTTTCTTAACTATCATGTCGCCTACCATATCATTAAATTGGGTTTTACCGATGGTCTTTTCCATCTGTGCCAATGTTAATGTCTTGCGTTCATATAGAATGCTTTCATCGATGCCAGCTTTGATTAAAGTATCTATAGCAGCATCGGTGTCTTGAAATGCCCGACTACCACGACCCTCTACGGCTTTCCAGCCAGGGACTGTCACCCCATTAAGAGATTCAGTGAGCGCGTAGTCTTTCATATCCTCGAGCCAAGCAGCGACATCTTTCCCTCGACGAAGGTATTCACCGAGTTCTGTCATCGAGATAAGTCGAGGATCATGATTAGCAACTAGCGCACTGTGCAATGAGTCGTTTGCATCATATCGGGCTTTGCACTGTTGTTTTGCCCTGCAGAATCTGCACCAGTCACCGGGTTCAAATTTACCATTGCCAGACATAGCCTCATCTGCGCGAGGTTTGACAAATGTATTACCCCAATCCAGTAATTCTGCTGTAGGGATTTCCCATTCGCTGATATTATTAACACGGGGCTGCACGATAGTCATTTTGACCGTATTGAACATATAGAGTAATCTATACGCATCAATCGCGCCAAGGGCGTATAGCATCATTTGCGGATTGTGTTCCGCATCAACGACTACCCCTTTTCCGTGCTTATAATCAACGATGTGCAAGGTGTCGCCGGATAGAATAATACAGTCAGCTGTGCCGAATCCATCGGGTACATAACGGCTAAAATCAACGCGTTTTTCAATGGCCACTACAGGAGTTGCCGTACAGCCTAACATAACGCCTTTGACATATTCGAGGTATGTTTCCGAGGTATCGTCCATTTCTGGTTGCCACAATTCATCTTTTTTGATTTTGTTGAACTTGCGAGTGTATGTGGATTTAGCCATGGCCGTGGTATACTTCTGCAGTTTTAACTCACAAAGTTCGTGTGCCAGGGTTCCTTCCTTTGCATATACAGATGTACTATCTGGAAAGTTCTCCTCTAGGAGAGGGGCGGCTGTACAATGCAGCCACCGGTGCGACCCCGATGCGTTTAATAATGCATGTGATCGAGGTGCCATTAGATTCTTGCCCCCAATCCTCTAATTGCATTTACTAATTCAGGGTATCTGTTCTCAGGTACTTCACCCAAGTATTGAACACCGAATTGTGCCATTAATTGTTGCAGTTCTACAGCTTTCCCTGCGTCAAGTAATGGCGCAAGCGCCGCTTGAATTTCAGGCAATGTATACTTCTTAACTTCCTGAGATACTGGAGCAGTAACAGGTGTTTGCACAGATGCGGTAGCTGTTTGTACCGGGGCATCAGTTGCCACGTTGACAGTTGGTGCCGTAACAGCTACTTGAGTAGGAGTAACTTGTACAGCTGCATTAGGTGCCGTCATGGATATGGAGTTTGGTTGCACAGCTACTGTTGTAGTAGGCACACCCTGATTTGTATCTTGTGGTGTAAGATTAGATACGCACACGGACGGTGCCGCTACTGCAGATACTACTGTGCCGACTGTGCCAGGGGCTTTATCATCCATCGCTCTATCGTTATCAACAAAACTTTTGAATTGATTTAACACAGCTTTTAGCTGATTATATACATCTAGTACATTAACTCCTTGAACTTCAACTTTAATCATTGTTTAACTCCTCCTGAATATTAATAATTGATTGGTTGTAATACGATTCTTTTAACTCAAAACCTAAAGCCCTACGGCCCATACGAAGTGCCATAACTGGGACCGTACCAATACCAGCAAATGGATCAAGTACGATATCATTTGGATTACTCCACAATTCTATGCATCGAGCCACAGTATCTAGCTGCAGCGGGCAAATATGGCGTTCGTCCTTATTATCACGAGCTGCTTTATAATTCAGCGTATGTGTTTGGCGGATGTCAGCCCATACAGGATTAGCGTATCGTCGCCATACCTGGTGGCTATACATAGGCTCCGTATTGTATTTTTGCTTTTTATCAAACAAATCTGGATTGGGTGCAGGTCGATCAATTCCTTTGATTCCCTCAGGTTCCTCTTGACCGAAAAACTGGGTAAACCCTTCCGGGTGTGCAATAGGTTCTGGATTGTCACCAGGTTTACGCAACGTCACGATGTAATCAGGCGCCCCCATTCTACACATGGCAGAATCTTTTACAATTTGTTTGTGTAAAAGCCCTAGCGCCTTTGTCCGAGTAGCCTCAATGAGAGGATCTTTCCAAATCGTGACTCGGGAATGCATCACGAATCCAGCATCCTGGAAGGCTCGAATAATGTCACCAGGAAAATCTTTCATTCCGATAACACCGTCCCTAGATTTCGTGAGTGGCAAATCCATACAATGAACTGATACTAATCGCCCAGGCATTATTACGCGGTATAGTTCTGTTATCAAGTACTTGAAGTGCTGCCAAAACTCGCTATCAGTAGATGAGTTGCCCATATCCCTATCAGAATTAGAGTAAACATACAAGCTACTAAACGGAGGGCTAAATATAGAGTAATGAACGCTATCATCAGGTAGCCCTTTCAGCACTTCTACTGAGTCGCCATTATAGATTGCAAATCGGGACTCAATTAACTGAGTTAGCACGTTCACGTTGTAGGTCCTCCTTTGCTTTCTTATTTAGCGCTTGCAGCGTTGCGACTCCAGCAAGAGCGGCTATACATTTATTCATGCCTGCATCAACAGCTAATTTAGTTAATTTGGCTGCTTTTAACTCATTGATGTGGATGACTCTTATGTTATGATTCTTAGCATAAGCTAATTCCAAATTGCACCCGGTTGAGTTCTCCCAGCCGTTGCACATTACGATTGCATCGCAGCCACTTAGAAGGTCAATGCACCAGCCCATGCCAGTATCATAATCGACCTTATTGTACAGATGCCCAAACATATGTATAGGTGAAAGGAATATGTTATGCGTATCGCTGCCAAAAGGTTCCTTTATTGGAAATACGCCCATATCTTCCTGCAGCCACTTTAATACCGAGTCGGCATTCTTTTTATTTTTAGCCAATCCTCCGAATGGATGGCTTATGTAAATCTTAGTCATATAACAGCCCTCATTTCTGCCCAATTAGGCAACACCATCGGCACACACGGATTGTATTCCGTTGATTCCCGTCTAGTTTTAGATAATTCAGTACGAACAGCGTCACGGGTTAACGCAATCATAGCATCTCTCATTTTTATAGCATCCGCTTCCTTACGTTCGATGTTTGCTTTAACCGCGCCCTCCTTTTCGGAGATTACGATATAAGCATTCACTTCATGCTTCTGGCCAAATCGCCAGCATCGGCGAAGTGCTTGATAATACTGCTCGTAGCTATCAGATAGACCAACAAATATCATATTGTGGCAGTTTTGCCAGTTCATTCCGAATCCGGCGATACTTGGCTTTGTTACCAAACATTTTAGGAATCCAGAACCAAAACCTAACATCATGCCTTGCTTTCGAGTTGCCTTATCGCTACCTTTGACATCCTCTGCTAGATCAATCATTTCTTTTAGAGTGGTCGATTCATCATTAAGGTCGCACCACACTAGCCATTGCTCATTAGATGCATTGACTAAATCAGCTGCTGCTCTACACCTTGATTCAAGAGATGCTTTGCGAGCCCTGCGGCGTTCCAGTAAGGATAAAGTAGGGACATCCTCACCTGTTTTATCAACAACAATTTCATGTACGTGTAACTCAGGCAATTCGTAACCATCATCTTCATAACCCAGGGATGCCGGATTATCTAGCACTACTGCCCATGACGCCATCCACTCCCAAAAGGTATTCTCTGCATGGCCTTTTAATCGCCATTTAGCGGTATCGCTACCATCGTGCGTGAAATACATGGATAACATCTCATTACGGCTCATGATGCCGAGGAACTCTGCATGATTGCCAAGTTCCATATAGTCATTCGGTGCAGGTGTTGCCGTACACGCTAGCCGATATGGCGTATTACTGAATCGATTAATCAAATCCGTACGTACTTTACCAGTGAATGATTTTAGGATACTTGATTCATCCAACACGACACCTATTAGATTGTCGGTGTTGAAGCGTCCTAGTTTCTCGTAATTTGTAATATTAACGCCTGGCACAATGTCATCATCGGATTCGCATATAGTCACAGGAATATCGAAACGTTCACCCTCGGACTGTGTTTGAGCGGCCACAGCTAGTGGCGCTAATATGAGTACTGATCCACCTGTATGTAGATAAATCTCATACGCCCAGGACAGCTGCATTAAAGTTTTACCTAATCCGCAATCTGCGAATATGGCAGCTTTACCTTTTGCCAAGGCCCATTTGACGATATCTCGTTGAAAGTCAAAAAGATGTTTGTTTAGCATACCCGCATCAATAACAAATCCGTGAGATTCTGACATTTTAGACTTGGAGTTAATGAAAGCACTATAATTCATCGACAGACGCCTTTACAGATTCATACTCAGTAAGTAACGCTGAGAATTCCGGATTATCTTTTGCAAGTAACCGATACATAGTCAAGCGCTCAGCGTTCTTAGCCTTTTGTTCGAGTTTCTTTTCTATGTCCTCCAACTTAGCGCGATCAGTTTCGCGCTTATTACATTTAGAAATATCGATAACTGCAATGACCTGTTTGACTACATTTCCTTTGAAACCTTGCATCCGAACAGTATCAAGGTCTTTTGCCTTTTTCAAAACACGAGCAACGCCTAGTCCATTTCTTGATTTAACAACAACCCAATCACCAACACCAATATTGTCGATTGGAACATTTGTGTCGGATTCGTAATATCTAAACCAAAATTCATCTGGGTTATGCACAGGCGTGTTATTTTGCCAGTAATAATCACTGGTATCGTAAGTAACTAATAAGAATTCCATAAGATGTCCTTTCTGTGATATAATCAACATAGAATATTATTTTTCTAATTTGAGCTTGTTGATGTTGCCGCATCATCAGGCTCATTTTTCATGCCCAAATCCTCGCATTCATCAGGAATGCAATAATCCCGCTTTTGACAGGTATTACAATTTCGCAATTTAATCACCACCTTTCAAAGCGCTTAAATCAAGCACCATCTCCGGCTGCCTATTTTCCCATGTGTAATAATCTAGGCCTGCTTCTCTTAACGCCTCTGCAGCAGCACGTCCGGTTTGAGCTTCATCAATAATTCTGTAAGCGCTTTGTCGGGCGTTGCGTACTTTTGCTAGTCGTTCCACGAATGGCTTTAAGAGTTCACAAATAGCAGCCCATTCTTTTGGCGGCTTATGATAGCAACTTTTACATCGACTAATCATACGATCTATTAAAAATTCCGAAGCCGGCATACTATACAAAATGCTATCGCCAAACCCTGCTCGCTTAATCTCTTTAGCCGCTTTCCGAGCTTCAGATAAAGCTTCTTCCAGACGTTTAAAAGCATCTAGCGACTTAATTTCTTTAGTCAATAAAGCTTCGTATTCTTCTTTAATTGCATCGGTTTTGTCAGAACTGACACGAGATACGAAGTCCCTTACCTTTTGTTTACTGATATATGGTTTTGCCATTTTCTCTTTCTTCTTTTAGTTGTAATATGGATTGCGACAGTACTCGCCGCAATTTCTTACTTGCGGGATGTATGTGACAACTTTCTGCTCTTCTGCGTCAACTTCTGCCATATCTTTTTTAAATCCGTATAGAGATAGAACCAGTCCGATTAACGATTGCAATATAAACTGTTCCCATCCTATTTGGTCGAGTTCTAAGGCTCCCATAGAGCCTGCAATGAGGAAAGTCCCCAATAACATATAGCCCATAGATTAATCTCCTTTATAACATCAACATTGATAAAATAGATGCTACTGCTGCTGCAGCTAAACTTAAATGCATTCCTGCGTCAATCCATGTCATGATTAATTCCTCCTAATGAATTCCTGCGGATTTAAATTCCGCATCAACTACTTTCACATCCCATCCAAGCGAATGGACAAGGAATGTTCTAAACCCCTCTTTGTCAATAACAAAGCTACGGGATTTCTTACCCGGCGACTGCCAGGCGTATGCGAACGGGAATCGGTCTCTTGCGATTCCCTCCCGGATAGCTGTTAGGCTAACACCGAGCACGGTCGACATTTGAGCGACCGAAATCACTTTTCTAATCATGTGCACTGCCCCTCCTTTAACTTGATTTTAATTCAAGTCCCTAGTTAAAAAAATTTGGTCAACCGTACAGCCAAAGTACTCTGCCAGTGCCACTACTTTACTAATGGACACATTGGATATATCCTTTTCCCACGCATTATACGTAGCAACAGATATGCCAAGATCGGCGGCAACTTGCGCCTGTGTTGCCCCTTTCCGAGCTCTCAACTCGGAAATATAAAATTTGTTTGGCATTACTACCACCTCCTTATCGTGACCTCATAATAACATGAATTAAATTCAAGTGTCAATAATGAATTTGATTTTTTTTCAAGTTTACGATAAAAAATATAAAATCTAATTGAATTTAATTCAAATGCATTATATAATTAGTATATAAGTTTGGGAGATCGAGAGGAGGATATTATGAAACTTTCAGATAATATTAGGTACTTTAGGAAATTAAGAAACTTATCACAGGATGAAATTGCTAAACGGCTCGGGTATAAGTCATTTACTACTATTCAGAAATGGGAAACAGGAATGGCCGAGCCACCAGTAGGCAAATTATATGAACTGGCAGATATACTACATGTCAGTATCATGGACCTGCTAAAGGACAATTTAGATGCTGAAGAAGCGTTAACAGTGAGCACGAATTCCTATCACTACGTACCTGCATCTGTATCAGCGGGCGCGTTAACCACGATAGACGCCATTAACTTCATGCCTACTATATCTATCCCTGATTTCATGATGGGGCGCTATGCGGGCCATAAGAACATATTACTTATGGCTGTCAACGGCGAAAGCATGAATAATGTTATCCAAAATGGATCTGTTATTGCTATCTTAACAAATATAGAACTACTAGATATCCATGACGGAGATATTGTAGTTATTAAGAATGGAGGAGATTATACAGTTAAAAGATTCTACAATGACAAGCAACATCAAGAATTTGTATTTAAACCCGATAGCTCAGATATGGCATTTCGGGACATCATATTTAGTTACGAGAATACAGATGACTTATACCTGATTGGTAAGGTTGTTATGTACAATGTGACTTTGTAAGAGATTAATAAGGGAGATTAATAAGGGAGATAAACAATGAAATTCTATAAAATTTTATCTATCGCGGCATTATTTGCAACAGTTGCTAGTTCTTCATTTGCACAATTTATTGATGTAACCCCAGAAACGTATGATATAATCTGGAGCACCGGGCAAAATTATAAAACTGATCGTAAACTTGAAAGCCCAATTAATTATGGAGTTGAACTTCGGAGTGGAGCTGGTGGCGCCGCGGTATTAATTACCCCAGCTACAATCACTAAATATGTATCATATTCCAAAGACGATCGTCTGATTTTTCCAGACGAATCTTTTAAGAAAGCCATACTAAACAGTAATGATTATGTATACATAGCTACATATGCACTTCATCTTAAAAATCCATTAGCGGGCACGGTAATGCCTCAACTACCATCACAACGATTACTTATAGAAAAGGACAATCAGTATATAATCCCAGTAGCGATGGATACCAAAATCTATGATATGATGCCGCATAGCTATGCCCTTGTCTACTATGCAATACCTAAGCAAATAATTATGAACCCACCGTATACTATTAAATTTATTAATGGAAATGGCGATAAAATTGAAATACCTATTACCACTGATAAATTAGCAGAACTTATGGATAAAGAAAATAAATTAGTCTATAAGACAAATGATTAATAAACGTAAAGCCCCTATCCGATACTACTCAGATAGGGGTATTTTAGGAGGTATGTAATTATGGCTATGAAACGTGCCAATGGTACTGGCACCGTATATAAAATGAAACATAAGGCTCTACGCAAGCCATATCGAGCCGTGGTGACCCTTGGATATAACTCTGAGGGTAAACCCTTGCGAAAATCCATAGGCACCTTTGCGACGCAAAAAGAAGCGTATAATGCCCTTGCCCTATTCTCCACTAATCCACAAATTCAGGAGGAACGCAAAATTACTTTTGGACAGTGCTTTGATTGGCGCATGGAAGAAGCTGAACGCCAGGGGCTATCTAAAGGGCGTATTAAAAGCATGCACGTTGTCCGAAAATTGGTAGAACACCTATTTAATATCGAAATGAGAAACCTTAGGGCGGCGCATCTGCAGTCTATATTCGATAATTCGACGCACACAAAATCTTATCAAAAGTTAATTAAAGCGATCATAGTTTCGGTCGGCACACTTGCCGTAAAGCAGGAAGTCATCCCTCGTAACTACCTTTCTGATATTATCATCAACAAAAACGCAACGCCGATTAAGAAAGCTAACATATTTACAAATTTAGCGCTCTATGAGCTTTGGCGGCACGATGGCGATATAATCTCCAAGCTAACGCTCATATACGCCTACACGGGGCTCAGATTGAACGAATTACAAACAATTCGAGTTGATGATGTCCACATTAAGGAACGGTATATGATTGGCGGTTCTAAAACGGAGGCTGGCCGTAATCGAGCTATCCCTATTGCAGAATGTATCTCCCCTTTCATCAAGGAACTCTACCAGCAAGCAAAATTTAAACGCTCCGAGTGCCTACTAGATGGCGTGATACATAAGGACATATACCGCAAGGAACTGCAAAAAAGATGTAAAGAATGGAACCTAGGAAATCACAAGCCACATGATACCAGACATACTTTTATATCAATGTGCAGCAATATAGGTATTGATGAGATTATAATCAAGCGGATCGTCGGCCACGCTAACAAGGATAATATCACTGCAGATGTCTATACGCATAAAACACTACAACAATATATTGATGCGGTGAATAAGTTACCTTACGGAGATGACCTATTAAAAGGTGAGCAACGGTTGAGCAACCGAGAAGAAATTAGGTGATTTTTACCGTTTTGCAAAAATAAAAAGACCAGTAAACATAAGCGTTTACTGGTCTTTTAGATTTGTTGTACTATTCAGCGGAAATTACAGAAACTGGGCAAACGGATTCGCAAGAACCGCAATCGATGC